TCACGTCTCATTGCGTCCAATGGATTATATCTCATTGGGTTGGGGTCAACCCCCAGTTTCGCTACCACTTGAAGTCTGTAGAGTGCATCCTCTGGTGTGTCGTGATAGCCAATCAATACGTAGACTCTGATTCGCTTCTTAGGTATTCTTGCCAGGCGTAGCTTTTCATACGCTGCCAAAAATGCGCACTCGTCTTTCACATGATCGAAGGCCAATCGCACCATACAGTCTAGCTCAGACAAGCGATCTGCATGGTGCCGCGTGAGCAACCGGGCATCGAAGCCCTGATTAAAATCCACTCTAGAGAGCGGCTTTAGTTTGTCAATCACTGTGTCGAAGTGTCTCTGCGAGCAGGCCAGTAAATTGTTATCGCAGATGATAGGCTTGACTGGCCAATCATCCAGTTCGCGCAATTGGCCCTCAATGCGTGGCACGGCGCAGAACGGACAATTCCTGATGCATCCGCGACTGGTGAAGGTAGCCAATGGATTATGGTATTGTAATGCTTCTGGCCAGTCTGTGGCGATCTCAGCTACGCCAGAGAGATAGTCAGGCATGAGTGAGACTGCTGGCCCTCCGGCTACAACATGGAACCCCTCCTGACGAAGCCATACGGCTCGGCTGTATGCCTTTGGCAGATGCCACGTAAAAACCACGGACAGCCTGGCTATTCCATCGCGCTTTTGCTCAACAAGTCGCTTGTTCCACTCCTGCCCTACCATAATTACGTCTCCTCTATATCTCCTCGCCCAGGAAGGCTGACGCGTCCAGCGGCTCCGTGGCCAACGACCTGGCCCGGGCTTCCTCTAATTCGGCCTCCGTCCAGGTACCTTCCTGGATGTCTTTGAGTTTGGCGTGGCATTGCATGCATATGCCCGGACTGAGTTTGGACCAGTCCCACTTAGTAGTTTGGTGATAGCGGCCGCATAATGAAAAACCGTCTACAAAGTAATGCCGCCGATACGAGTTCTTTGCCCAGCCCCACCCATCTTTTTTTTCCGTGTCAGTCATGTTCATCACCCTAGCCATCGTTGTTATCTCCGCCCCATATAGTCGGCCACCGTCTGACGGAAACCGGCCAGGCTCTCAGGCGATATGTGTGGCATGACCGGCTCATTGGTCCGCAGTTTGGAAAGAATAAGACCAGGCCGCGCACCCCCCCGTAGCAGCTTAGGAGCAATTGCCGCGCACCAGGCTAATATCAGTTCGGGATCATGTTTAGTTGCCTCGGCCTTTGCTATATCGGCATCGATGCCCAGGTAGATCAGAGCATGGGCGGCCAGCCGGCCATCATTATCATCATCTCTGGTAGTCTCTGTAGTAATCTCTGTTAAGGGTATTTCCCTTTGGTCAATACCGGTTTTGCCCTGTGGTACATTCCGGTTTTCCCCAAAGGTAAAGACCGGTTTCCTCCTCTGTTTGTACGGGTTGTCTGGTGGGTTATCTAGGACAGCCTGCCACAATCCCATGAACTGTTCTTTGACGATCCGGACGTGCATCGTTTTCAGGCCGTTGAACCTGAAGTTGTTTTTGACTATCAGGCCCTTGTCGATCAGAATCTTGCAAGCGCGGTCGAACTGCTTGGGGGTGATCCGTATCTCGTTCCACCAATCATCGCGCTGTTTCGCGATCCACCAATACCCACTCTTGTAGACGCGCAACTTTGGCTGGCCCTCCTTGTCGGGCAGGTGCCAATATATGATTTGACTCAACAGCAAACCTGCGATCAGGTCAGCGGCCATGTCTACGTAGGCTTTTTTGAAATCAATGGTGTCCCGGGTCGTCGTTTCCCATTGGAGAAACCGGTCGAAATCAATCATTCAGGCGGTTCCTTTCCATTTTTTTCCCATGCTGATTAAAAAGCCTTTCTGTACCCCAGCTAGAAACTCGCTTTGTAGGCGTTTCTGGGGACCTAGAATGTCATTATGGTATATAGGATACCTGTTTTGTTTTTTCGTCGCTCTATGGCGCTCCTGGTGATTCATACGCTGGTCTAGGGCCAGCATGGGGCCAGCCACAACGCCAGCGATGCGCCAGCGTACCGATCAGCGCAAGGCCAGCAATTTAGCCAGCGTCAAGCTCGGAAAGTTCCAGTTTCCAGTCCCACCTGAGGGAGCGAGCGAATCGCTTCTCATTGTCCAGCACCAACCGGCCGGCGTGGTAATCATTCACGGCCCGGATCAATAGCTCGGCCACCAGGTCGGACTTGCTGATGCCTTGCTGTTCGGCGACGGCACCCAGCATCGCTATAAGCTCTGCTGGCAGGTCGTAGGTTGCTTTCGTTCGTTTGGCGTCGGCCTTGGCCTTGCGTCGCTGCGTCGGTGTCATTTGCCGGCGCTTTTCGATCTGGGCCTGCCGCGCAAGCTCTCGTTGGACCACCGGATCATGAATTCGGTTCAGTGCTTCCCGGCGCTCCGGCTTGTCCTTGGTCACCTTGCCCACCGCCTTTCGACAATCCCCGCTGCCTCATCCACTGCTGTGGCCAGGTCGAGGTCGCCCAACACCCTCTCTGTGAGGTGGGCGTAGGCCATCGCCGAACGGCTGCGGGGGGAGTATTCCCAAATCGTCTGACCGTAGGCAGGCGCTTCTCTCATTCGGGCATCACGGGGGATGGGGATCGTGACTTGTTCAGGATAAGCCTCGGCTAGGGCGCGAAAGTTCCGGCTGATCTCTTTGTGGACCCGATCATACATGGTGGGGACAACCCAGGTCAGATCGCACCGCGCCCCACCTTGCTGCGCTTCCAAGATACTATGAGTGTATTCCACCAGCCCATCAAGGGCCAACTCTTCGAGGGCTACGGGGATCATGATGTGCGTCGCGGCCATGATGGCGGCGATGGTCAATATATCCAGGCCGGGCGGGGTATCCAACACGATAAAATCAAAACTGTCTTGTAAAGGGGCAAGGGCGCGCTGTAAAGCCATTTCCCGAAAACTCCGCCCGGCTACAATCAGCTTGGCGGTCATCGTCTCCTTGTCGCTGGGAATGAGGAGCAGGCCGGTTCGGCCAGTGTCTACGATCCGCGCCCGGTTGTAGACCAGCAGGTCATACAGCCCCGGTTCCTTCTCAAGGCCCAGGTTGACGGCGGCGTGGCCTTGACTATCGAGGTCTACCAACAGCACCCTGTAGCCATGATAGGTCAGGGCATGGGCCAGCGTTATGGCCGATGTGGTCTTGCAAACCCCGCCTTTTTGATTGCCTACGAGGATCGTGTATGCCATGATAGTCCCCCTTGTCAATTTACGTATACGTAATAGCAAAAGTAAAATTTTTTGCGAGATTAATCTGTTTTAATCCCGCGTGATTGTAGCCATCGTTTTGCTTCATAATCTGGCACGGCCCAATCACGACCGATCTTGTAGCCGTGCAGATCCCGGCCGTCGAGGAGCAATTGACGTATTCTGGCGGGATCCACTCCTGCTGCGCTGGCCAGATCATTTGTAGTCCAGTGTGTTTTGCTTTCTGCGGTCGTCTCATCCATAGGCTTTCTCTTGTTTACGCTCACGTAAATTATACCACACTCGGTTGTGGCTGTCAAGGGGGAGGATGGCAGGAGGCAGAGCAGGATTTTCAGAATTTATGGATTGGGAGGGTTGGTAGTTTTGCGCCAAAGGAAAAGCCCCCGGCCGTGATGCAAGTGGCCGGGGGCTGGGTAGGTGCCTGCGTGGTGCGTTAAGCGAGCTGATCGAGCCGATCTGCTAATTGATTTATCTGCACTAGAACCGCCCATCTCCAATCCGAGGATACTGTGTCCCAGTCGCTATCGCTGCCGCTATTGAGGATCTCCGCGACGGTCAGTGCCTCAAACTCTGTCAAACTCTCGTAGACGACGCCACCGCGTTCGTCAATGACGTCCCAGGACCCGCCTTCTTTCCTGGCTGTATACTCTGGCATTATCTTTCTCCTGTATAAAGTGGGTGGTGCCCCCGGCCATGGTGCGGTGGCCGGGGGCTGGGTGGGTGGGGGCTAGTCCCAGCCGAGGGCGGGCTGTTCGGGGAGCACCCCTGTGTCGGGCCCGATATAGGTGTGAGTTGTGCGACAGGCGTGGCAGTAGACCCN